AGTCTTCGTTATGCCAACGACAAGACGCTCTTGACTGCGATCTACGTTCGTATGGCTCTTGACGCGGCCAGCGTTGACTTTCGTCACGTAAGGCTTGACGACGATGATCAGTACAAGGAAGATATTCCCAGCAATCTGAACAATTGCTTGACTGTCGAAGCGAACATTGATCAGGCGCCTCTGGCTTTCTTCCTCGATGTCTACATGTCCATGTTTGACAATGGATGTATCGCGATTCTTCCTACGGACACTACTATCAATCCCGACATTAGTGGGGGTTGGGACGTTCTCAAGATGCGTGTTGCGGAAATTCTGCAATGGTATCCACAGCATGTAAAGCTTTCTGCCTATGACGAGACCGATGGTCAACGGAAGGAACTTACAGTTCCTAAGAATTCCGTAGCTATCATCTACAACCCATTCCACGAGGTCATGAATGACGGGGCCAGTGTTCTTCAGCGACTTGTTCGCAAGCTGGCGATTCTCGACACTCTTGACGAGAAGTCTGTGAACGGAAAGTTGGATCTTCTGATTCAGCTGCCTTACACGGTTCGTGGACAGACCAAGCAGAATCAGGCAGAAGAGCGTCGTTCCTTCCTCGAAAGTCAGTTGAAGGACAGTCCGTTGGGCATCGGATACATCGATGCCAACGACAAGGTCATTCAGCTCAACAGGCCTGTGGACAACAGTCTCATGAGTCAAGTCGAATACCTCGTGAACCTGTTGTACAGTCAGCTCGGACTCAAGCCCGAGATCATGGATGGTTCTGCTGACGAGAAGACGATGCTTCAGTACATGAACCGAACCGTTGGTCCTCTTGTAAAGGCAGTCAAAGAAGGAATGATTCGTTCTTTCTTGACGAAGACTGCTCGAACTCAAGGACAATCGATCCTGACGTACTGGGATCAGTGGCAGTTCATTCCGTTGTCAGAGATGGCTAATCTCATCAACGCACTTCTTCGAAACGAAGTCATCACGGCAAATGAGATTCGTCCGAAGATCGGTTTCAAGCCACATCCTGATCCGAATGCAAATAAGCTTTCCAACAGTAACATGCCTGGAGGAAACAATGCTGCGTTGGACCAGAATGGCGATCCGATTGTTGATCCTGCGGTTGATGGGACAGGAGTTGCTCCTGATGCCACTCAGCCGCTATTCGATGAGATGAATTCCATTCTCGACAAGGCTTTCAAGGATCTGGGGGTGGATGAGAATGCCCCGTAGCGTAGACGACGTGATTCAACACGCGGCCTACGATCCTGTTGCTCGCCGAGAGCGCTATCTCAAGACACGTCAGCTCAAGGGTCGAAATGGGTCGGTACAGCCGATCCCGGCACCAAAGGCTGGTGTGGGGTCAAGGGTGGTCGAAGGAGGCAATGCCGCTTCGAATGTGCACGCCAACAGAACACAAGCTATTCAAGCCGCTTCAGCAGCAAGGCAGGTTTCCCAGATTGAAGGACGTCTGGGTACGCTGAAGAAGCACTTGAATGAACTACTCGCTAAGCAGAAGGCCGAGGCCGGATCGAGTAGTGATTCAAAAAGCAGCGACTCCACGTCTTCGAAGTCTGGAGGAGGCACCAAGGGCGACAGTAAGCCAAAGACTGCCGCTCAGAAGGCCGCTGCGAAGGATGCGTTGGCTAAGGCACAGAAGGAACGTGCCAAAGAACAAAAGGCAACGCCCGACAAGAAGGACGAAACGAAGACAGCACCATCGTTGCAAGAGCAGATCGACAAGACCAGAGCTGTTATCAGCGATGTCGAGTCGAAACTGAAAGCTGCAAAGGATCTAGCTCGAAACCAAACGGCATCGAACGGCCGTTGAGATGAAACGGAAGGAGAACCGTCAAAATGGGAAGTAATACTACCCAGATCGATCGCGAGCCTGACTTCAGTGGCTACGTGACCAAGGCGGGGATCGTGTGCACCGACGGCCGGATGATTGACGCCAAGGCCTTCGAGCACCAGGACGGCGAAGTCGTCCCGTTCGTCTGGCAGCACGGTCACAAGGACGTCGAAAACGTCCTCGGACACGTGCTTCTGGAGAAGCGACCCGACGGAATGTACGGCTACGTCTACTGCAACAAGACCGCCAAGGGCAAGCACGCCAAGGAGACCGTCGACCACGGCGATCTCAACTCGATGTCCATCTGGGCGAACGATCTGAAGGAGAAGATCTCCGCAGGTGTTCGTCACGTTCTCGGTGGCGGCATCAAGGAAGTGTCTCTCGCTCTTGCGGGCGCGAACTCAGGTGCGAAGATCGACAACATCAAGATCGCTCATAGCGACGATCCTGATGACCCGGATGACCCTCAGGGCATCCAGACCCTGCCCGACGAGGCCTTCATTCGCATGGGGCAGCCTCTCGAGCACGCAGTCCCCTCGGAGGAGCCCGTCGCTGACGAGCCGACCGATGAGGCCGAGGAGTCCAGTGAAGAGGGTTCCGAGGATGCAGCAGAGACAGAAGATGCAGCAGAGGCAGAAGAGACAGAAGAGACGTCTACCGAAGAGTCCGTAGAGGACGAGGCAGGCGACGAGGATCTCGAGCACGCTAGCGTGGCCGAGGCCTGGGAAAGCATGACCCCGGACCAGCAGGCAGCTGTTCGGGTGATGATCGGAGTGGCCCTCGAGGGCACTGACTCCGCGACACACTCCGACGAGCAAGACCCCGAGGGCGACCTCATTCACACCCAGGAAGGAAACGAGGAAGAAATGACCACTCGAAACGTCTTCGAGACCCAGAACCCCGGCAAGAGCGTCTCGCTTCAGCACAGCGGTCTGGATCTCACCAAGCGTTGGGATCGGCAGACCGCATCCCAGCTCCTCCACAGCGCCATGGGGGACGTCTCTCGTCCCGGAAGCGGTGTGCGGAGCCTTCGTGAGCACATCCTCAGCGCGGCCGCTGACCACCTCGGTCACGACGTCGAGTACGGCATCGAGAACATCGACTACCTGTTCCCGGACGCCCGTCCGGTCCAGGACTCGCCGGAGTTCATCATGCGCCGCGTCGAGTGGGTCGACGGGGTTCTCACCGGGGTTCGGCACTCGCCGTTCAGCCGCGTGAAGACCTACTTCGCCGACATCACGGCCGACGAGGCACGAGCCAAGGGTTACCAGAAGGGCAACCTGAAGAAGGACGAGTGGTTCACGCTCTCGAAGCGCGTCACTTCTCCGGCCACCATCTACAAGAAGCAGAAGCTGGATCGAGACGACATCCTGGACATCACGGACATGGATGTCGTGGCGTGGATGAAGGTCGAGATGCGGATGATGCTCGACGAGGAGATCGCGCGCGCGATCCTCATCGGCGACGGCCGCGAGATCGACGACGAGGACAAGATCAAGGAGCCGCCGACCGCCGGTGACGGCGCTGGCATCCGTCCGATCGCCTTCGACGACGACGTCTACACCCACAAGGTGCTCTGCCCGGCCAACGCGACCGTGAGCGACAAGGTGGAGTACATCCTCCGTGCTCGGAAGTACTACAAGGGCTCGGGTTCGCCCACCCTGTACACGACCGACGACGCTCTGACCGACTTCCTCCTCGAGCAGGACCGGATGGGCCGTAGGCTCTACCCGACCGAGGCGGACGTGGCCACTGCGCTTCGCGTGAAGAACATCGTGACCGTCGAGGTCATGGAGGGCGTCCAGACGGACGACGGCGAGCTCTTCGGGCTCATTGTCAACCTGATCGACTACACGGTCGGTGCCGACAAGGGCGCCCAGATCGGCCTGTTCGACGACTTCGACATCGACTACAACCAGTACAAGTACCTGATGGAGACCCGGATCTCGGGTTCTCTGACCAAGTACAAGGCTGCGCTGGCTCTGCTGCGTGCGAATGGCACCGAGGTAACTCCGGACATCCCGACCTTCAACACCGGCACCGGTGTTCTGACGGTCCCGACGGTCACCGGTGTCGAGTACCGCAACGACGAGACCAATGCGGTTCTGAGTGCTGGTGCTCAGACGGCGATCGCTTCTGGCGCTTCGGTGTACGTGCGGGCATACCCGACCTCGGGTCACTACTTCCCGCACAACTTCGACGCGACCTGGAACTTCACCCGCGACTGACCTTCATAGCTAATGGCAAGGTTCGCGGGCAACGTCGGATTCGGCGTCTCGACAGAGGTTCGCCCTGGCGTGTTCGAAGACATCATTACCGTGAGGCAATACTACGGAGATGTACGTCGATCGGCACGTCAGGCGAACACTGTGGACAAAGTCAACGACGATATTGTCGTTGAGAACACCATCGAGATCGTCGCAGATTCATATGCCAGCGACAACATATTTGCCATTCGCTATGTGGAGTGGGCGGGCGCCAAGTGGAAAGTTCCCAATGTGGAACAACAAGGCGTCCGCCTGCTCCTCAGGTTAGGGGGTGTATACCATGGATGAGCTTCAGATATTCCTCGCGGAATTGTTTGGAGACTCAATCAAGAAGGTGTACATCCAACCTCCTGCGGGAATGGAGATGGAATTTCCTTGTATCACGATCAGTCGTGCTCAAGGAAACACCGCGTTCGCTGACAACTTAGTTCACCGCCATCAGAAGCGGTACTCGCTGACTGCTATCGCAAAGGACCCTGATCCAGGCCTTTACGAAGTGTTGGCTGATCTGCCCAGGTGTGTTCATGACAGATCGTTCCCGGCAGACAACCTCAACCACGATGTTTTCACGATCTTCTTCTAGGAGGAAGAATGACAGCGATTCAATGGGATGCTGCCGGAACTCGCAAGTACGAGACCGGCTGTGACCACGGCATCCTGTTTCCGAAGGATGGCGACG